AGCAACAAAAGTTACATTCCCATCACCAATTTATTTGCAACCAAATAAAGAATACGCAATCGTTGTTCTTTCCCCAACATCAAATAATTACGAATTGTGGATAGCACAAATGGGAGAAAAGACGGTAAACAGTCAAAATCTTCCAGATGCTGAATCTGTTATGGTTACCAAACAATATATTGGTGGAAGTTTGTTTAAGTCCCAAAATGGTACTATTTGGACTCCCAGCCAGTTTGAAGATCTCAAATTCAAACTATACAAGGCGGAATTTACAAGTAGAAGTGGAACTGCTTATTTCTACAATCCAAAACTTGGCACAGATGATGCCAATATTCCTTCTCTCTTACCAGATGGAATCAAGACTCTTCCAAGAAAAATTGATGTAGGAATTACAACTACAACTATATCAGAGATTGTTGATGTACTCACCCCAGGAACTAGAGTCAAAGCAAATAATTCCCTTGTTAATGGTTATATTGAAAGAGTTGGTGGTGGAGTAACATTTACTGGAATAACAACAACAAATGTTGGAAGTGGTTATTCTGGTGGAGTATTCAATAATGTTTCTCTATATGCTATCAGTGGTAGAGGAACTGGTCTATTAGCTGAATCAGTATCATTTAATGCTAACGGCACTTTAGATCTAGTTGTTATAAACACAACTGGTATTTCAACTGGAAGTGGATTCTCGGTTGGTGATTTGGTCGGAATTACGACTGCAGATGTTGGCAATGTTGGTACTGGGGCAAGAATTTCCATCAGCAATGTTGATGAAGTTGATACATTGTATCTAACAAATGTTCAGGGAGATAACTTTATTCCAGGTGGACTACTTCAAGTTTATGTTAATGATACTGCTCAGACTGGTTATGCTGATACAGTAGTTAAGACCTCTACTGCGATTGGAGGTTTGTATTCTGGCAATGTTATTGAAGTCAGTCAGATTAATCATGGAATGATGGCGGACAATAACAAAGTATCAATAACTGGAATTAGACCAGATACAACTCCAACAACATTGTCTGTTGATTTGGATATTGATTCTACAACAGTTTCATTGGCAGACACTACTGGTTTCTCCAGATTTGAAGGTATCACCACTGCTTCTGGATACTTAAAGGTTAATAACGAGGTTATCTTCTATAATAGTATTGGAAGTGGAGTTCTTGGAATCGCAACTCGTGGTGTGGATGGAACTGCAGTTAAGAAGCATCTTTCTGGAGATCCAGTTTATAAGTATGAAATTGGTGAAGTTTCTCTAACAAGAATCAACACAACCCACGATATGTCTTCAGACTCTATTTTAAAGACATATCGAGATATTGATACATATCATTTAGAAATTGATAGGGGATCTAGATCTACTGGAGAGCAGCAACTCAACTTTAGAACAGAATCCCAAGTTGGTGGTAATAATGTTCACATTTCCAAAAATGTACAGTTTAACTCAATTATTCCACAATTTAATGTAATTACTCCAGGACAAACATCCTCCGTCAATGGAAGCATTAGAACAGTCTCTGGAACAAGTGCTGGTGGATCTGAAGTTTCATTTATCGATCAAGGATTTGAGTCAGTACAACTAAATGAAATAAACAAACTATCAACAACTAGACTTGTATGTTCAAATATAAATGAAACGAACAGATTAACGACTTTACCAAGAAATCGTTCTCTGACAGTTGGAATCAATTTACAATCAGAAGATAAGAATTTGTCTCCAGTGATTGATACACAAACTGCATTTGTTGCTCTGTCCAGAAATCGTATTAACAATCCAATTACAGATTATGCACAGGATGGAAGATCAAATCAGTTAAGTGATGATCCACATGCTGCTGTTTATATTTCAAATAGAGTCAATCTTGCTCAACCAGCGACTTCCCTTAAGGTTCTTGTAGCTGCTTATAGAGATTCTTCTGCTGATTTTAGAGTTTTCTACAGACTCTTTAAAGCAGACTCTAGCGAAATCAATCAGGCATATGTTCCATTCCCAGGATATGATAATTTAAATGATACTGATGGTGATGGATATGGTGACCAAATCATCAATTCAGCCAATAACAATGGTAGACCAGATGCATTTGTTCGCTCCAGTGCTGATGATGAATTCTTAGAGTATCAATTCTCAGTTGATGGATTGGAGCAATTCACTGGATATGCTATTAAGATAGTTATGAGTGGAACAAATGAAGCTAAACCACCAAGATTTAAGGATCTTCGTGCCATAGCACTGGCTTGATATGAGTAAATTGATTCGTGTTGAAGGTGACCAGAACTTGTACCGAGATGCAAGTTCTGGTGCTATTGTGAATACAGATTCTCAAGCATATTCACAATATGTTTCCCAAAGAGAGAGAAGAAAAAGGGAGCAAGATGAAATAAAAAATATTAAAGAAGAGTTGAATGATATTAAGCAACTTCTTCGTGAACTTCTCTCAAAAGAAAATAACTAAGTCTAAATAATAGTATCAATAGGATTATTAGATAGAGTCAATGGCAATTTTTGTAGCTAATCTGACAGTGAATCAGGGGGCTAATTTCTATCAAACGTTTAACCTATCAAATTCGATAGGTGATACCTCGTTTGATCTAACTGGATATACCATTGACGCGAGAATGAAAAAACATGCTGCTGCTGTAGGGTTTACATCATTCACTTCTACTATAGAAAATACTTCTAACGGAACAATAAGTTTATCACTCACTTCAGCACAAACAGCGGCACTGAAACCTGGAAGATATATCTATGATATTGTTATTGAGAGTTCTGGTGGCTTTAAATCAAGAGCTATAGAAGGAAACGTATTAGTACGAGAAGGAGTAACCGTTTAATGGCATCAATTAGAGCTAGACTCGGACAAACTAATGTAATTAAAGTAGTTGCATCCAATTCAGTAACTGGTGCTAGTGGAAAACTTTCTGATATTAGTGATGTTGATGTTAGTGGACAATCAGATAAGTTTGTAATGGTTTATAATGCCAGTACAAATAAATATGAATTCATTGATCCAGACCAGGTTCTTGTAGCAGCCGCTTCGACAATTGATCCTATTGGAACAAGTGGTCTTCCAGAGGAATTTATTAATGCTCTAAATACCGACCCCAGTAGAGCAAGCAATATCGATCTTGATGGTGGTACTTGGTAAAAATTTATAAATATCTAATAAAGAGTATTCAATAAGCGAGGCATTCTAGATGGCAGCCGCTGTAATTCAGTTTAAGAGAGGTACGTATGCTGGTTTGCCAGCCTTGGCGGCAGGCGAACCAGGATTTTCGACCGACTTCTATGATTTCTATATCGGTCTAGATGATACTATCGCTGGCAATAAATTCTTCGGAAGTCAGAGATATTGGGATAGAGAAGACGGAATTGAGTCCGCATATCTCAATTTAGTTGATAGAGACGGATCTAATAAGATTGCACTTAAAGCTCCAAACGTATTATCTGGAGTTACGACATACGTTCTACCAGCAACTCCTGTAGCAGGTGGTTTGCTACAGTCTGATGCTGATGGTCAACTATCTTGGTCTAGTGCTCTAACTCAGGTTAACTTAACGAGTTTATACGTTACTGGACTTTCAACATTCCAAGCAGCGATTTATGTCTCCGATACAACAGATTCCTTTGATAAGGATTCTGGATCTGCTGTATTTAATGGTGGATTAGGTGTAGAACTTAATACTAATATTGGTGGTGGTTTAAAAGTAGGTGGTATTGGTACATTTGTTGGTGCTCTTAACGTAGATGATATTACCGATTCCAGCAGCCCAACAACTGGATCACTAGTAGTTGGTGGTGGTCTTGGTCTTTCAAGAAATCTTTATGTTGGTGCTGGAGCATCGATTGTTGGTGTTACAACCATTTCAAGTACAGTAAACACAACGGCACTAGGAGAAGGTGCTCTTGATGTTAAGGGTGGTGCTTCTGTTGCACAAAATCTCTATGTTGGTGCTGGATTAAGTGTCACTGGAACAACAACACTTCAAGGTGCTACTGAAATTAATGGTAATGTAACTCTTGGAAATGCTGAGACTGATATCTTAACAGTTAATGCTGATATTCAAGGTAATCTATTACCAGAACTAGATGGTGCTTATAATGTTGGTGATGCTAGTGAAGGTAAGACCTGGTTAAATGGTAGCTGGTCTGGAATTGTAACCGCAACTAATGGTGTACAGGGAGCAAACGTACAAGTTGGCGTTTCTTCTGTAAGAACTATTGATACTTCAAATGGTTCTCTCTTCTTGTCTGGTCAAGATGGAAGAGTTGTAGTTGATGGAACCGTTAATGTTCTAGCAAATCAAATTGTTGATGGAAATTCAACGATTGTTGGAAGTGAGACTGTTTCTAATGTCCAGATTGGTGTTACCAGTACAACTCAAGTAGATACTACTGCTGGCAATCTCAAGTTAGATGCTGCAACAAATACAGTTGATATTCTTGCTCAGTCAAATACTACTGGATTTGCTACTTTCGCAAATGGTGCTGAAGTAACTTCTGGTGGTATTCTTGTTGGCAATATCGGTGTCGGCACAGCTGATAACAATACAATCAGTACAAACTCTGGAAACCTTGTCCTAAAATCTGGAGAAGTAGCAACAACAGTTCGCGTTGAAGATGACCTTGTTGTAACTGGTACAATTACTGGTTCGATTACTGGTACAATTTCAACTGCTACAAGATCACAAACTATTGACGTAAGTGGAGTTGTTGATACCGCTGATAGATATTTAACCTTTGTTGAGACATCTGTAACTGGAACTGGACAGACAGCATACGTTGCTCCAGAATTCAAATACAATGCAGATTCGACCACAATGTCTGTACCGATTGCTGAAATCGGTAACATCAGAGCATCGGATGGATCGGATGCGATTACTATATCCGATACAACTGGTAATGTAAGTTTCGCAAGTAGTGTCACGATTACTGGTGATATTACAGTTCTTGGTACTCAGACAATTGTTAATACTGAGGCACTCAAGGTAGAAGATCCACTGATTGAACTTGGTCTTGTAAATAGTGCTGGTTCACTAATTCCACCAACCGTTGATCAAAATATCGACGTTGGTGTTATGATGCACTATTACACCACGTCTGCTCAGATCGCTGCTGTATTCTGGGACGAGTCAGTAAACAGAGTTGCTGTTGCTTCATCTGTAACCGAATCGGCAAATGTCATGACTGAAATCGCATATGCTGATATGGAAATCGGTGGTCTTTGGGTCAATGATCTTGCTGGACAAACCCAAGTAATCAGACATAATGGAACTTCAAGAATCCTTGAAAATATAACCGTAGATGGGGGATCCTTCTGATCCTATAAATAGGGTTATTAGATTATTAAAAATTAGATATGTCGAATGAGACTGATTATAAGATTCTGCTGGGAACTTACCAGCAGAAATCTTTTGACTTGTTCAATCAAGTAATTGCTCTTGAAGCGAGAGTTAGTGCTAGCAATCAAACCATAGAAGTACTTAACAAACAAGTTACTGATCTAGTTAGTGAGCTTGAAAATCAAAAAAATATTGTTAGGCAGTTAAAAATTGCCGAAATGGAAAGAATAGAAGAGGAAAAATTAAAGCAAAAGCAACTTGAAGAGCAATTAGTATCAAATGAACTGCATTTTGGATTAGTTGCTTCACCAACTCCAGTTTCTACACCAAAAAGAAAAACTAAAAAGCAAATAAATAGTGCTGAGGTATCCAACGAATCGAATAGCGATAAATCAGCTGAAGGAGAATCTTAATGGCACAACCATCAACACGCCAGGAATTAATTGATTATTGCTTGAGACGCTTGGGTGCTCCAGTATTAGAAATTAACGTTGATGATGATCAGATCGACGATCTGGTTGATGATGCTATTCAATATTTCAATGAGCGTCATTATGATGGTGTTGAAAGAATGTTTTTAAAATATCAAGTAACCCAAGAAGATATTGATAGAGGAAGAGCAAGAGATACAAATGGAGTTGGAATTGTAACTACAACAGGAACTTCAACTTCTATTAGTGGATATGGAACTACGACTAGTAGTTTTTATGAGACTTCTAACTTTATTCAAGTTCCAGATTCTGTAATTGGAATTGAAAAAATATTTAAATTTGACACCAGTTCAATTTCTGGTGGAATGTTCAGTATTAAATATCAATTATTTCTAAACGATCTATATTATTTCAATTCGGTTGAACTTTTACAATATAGTATGACTAAATCATATCTAGAAGATATTGATTTTCTTTTAACTCCAGAGAAGCAGGTAAGATTTAACAAAAGACAAAACAGATTGTATTTGGATATTGACTGGGGATCACAATCTGCTGGAACATATTTGATCCTAGATTGCTATAGAGCACTGAATCCTGCCGAATTTTCAAAGATTTATAATGATTCATTCTTAAAAAAATACTTAACTTCACTGATTAAGAGACAGTGGGGTCAAAACTTAATTAAGTTTAGAGGAGTTAAGTTACCTGGTGGTATTGAACTTAATGGTAGAGAGATATATCAAGATGCAGAGAATGAATTAAAAGAATTGAAAGAGAGAATGTCCTTAGAGCATGAACTTCCACCTTACGACTTTATTGGATAATGGCACTAAATCCCTTCTTTCTCCACGGATCTGCCTCTGAGCAGAGACTTGTTCAGGACCTCATCAATGAACAGTTGAGAATGTATGGGATGGAGGTCTACTATATCCCAAGGAAAATTGTAAATAGAAAATCTATTATAGAGGAAATCCAATCATCAAAATTTGATGATTCATATATCATTGAGGCATATCTAAACACTTACGATGGTCATACTGGTGGTGGAGATGTCCTTAGTAAATTTGGGATGCAACTAAAGGATGAAATTAGTCTTGTAATTTCACAAGAAAGGTATGAAGAGTTTATTGGAGCATTTTTACAAGATGAAGATCCTTATGAAATTGAAGTTGCCTTACGTCCAAGAGAAGGAGATATTATTTATTTTCCATTAAGTGGAAGGCTTTTTGAGGTAAAGTTCGTTGAACATGAAAAACCATTCTATCAATTAGGAAAAGGATACATTTATGAATTGAGTTGTGAATTGTTTGAATATGAAAATGAAGTTATCGATACTAGTGTTCCAGAAGTTGATGAATCAATCCAGAATGTTGGTGAACTGATTTCTCTAAAATTGGTTGGTTATGGAAATACTTCATATATTGGTGCGGATATTAATACTGGATATGTAAGAAAAATTTATATAAACAACGATGGAAATGGATATACTTCAACACCAACAGTAACGTTCTCTGCTGCTCCACAGTATGGTAGAACCGCTAGAGGAGTTGCAATTACAACTTCAGTTGGGGATGCTCGTTCAATTAAAGAAATTTTACTAATTGATGCTGGTTATGGATACAGATCAGCACCAACTATTACAATTAGTGGTGGAGGAGGAGTTGGAGCATCTGCCACATGTTCAGTAGAACTTTATAGAAAAGGTGTTTCTAGAGCAACACTTATTGATAGGGGTGAAGGATACACTGCTCCACCAACAGTTACTTTTAGTGGACCAACATTTACTGGTGCAGCAGGAACAGCAGTTATTATAAACAATGCTGTTGATAGAGTTGTAATTACTGACGGTGGAACTAACTTCTCACCAAGTAAAAAAATTGCTGTTACGTTTACTGAACCAAATTCAGTTGGATTCCAAACCGCAGTTGTTTCAGCAGTTGCTGCTAATGATCAATTATCAACATTGACTGCTACAAATGTTGGTGTTGGTTATAGTGTTGCTCCAATTCTTACTATAAGTGCTCCAACAGGAGTTGGATCAACAGCTCTTGTTACAGCAGTTGGTGGATCAATCTATGGAGAAAAGATATCAAGCATATCTATAGCATCATCTGGAAGATATTACTTAACTGATCCAACTTTAACATTTGATAATCCAACAGGAATTGCTTCCACTGCTACTGCAAATACAACCTTAGTAACTTCTGGAGGAATATCTACATTCTCATATTCACTTACAAGTGCTGGAAGATATTACTTAGCTCCTCCAACATTAACTATTGATTTCTTATCACTCAGTCAGGGATATGCTGCCGACTCCAAGTACGGATCATATTCTTGGAGAGCTATAAATGCTGTTCCAGATAGAAATCTCACTAGACCATCAGTATCTAACGTAACCTCTATTGGATATAGTGGATCCGTTCAACTGTTTGCTAAAGTTCCATCATACACTTCTGGCATAACAACTTTTATTGAATTAAATACTTCTTCAAATGGACCTCTTGCTAGAGATATTGATCTAAGAGTTACTGATGAAGGATATTTTGAAGTGGGTATTGGTACAGTTGGATTAGCATATACATCAATAAATGTTATCGATGAGAATTGGCACTATCTATATCTAGAATCTTCTTTTGATTTTGGATCACAAAGATTTGATTTATACGTAGATGGTGGAGATCCAGAAACATTATTCTTAGGTGCTGCTGAACTAGAAGCTGAGATTATCACCAACGCAAATGTAAGTCCACCAAAAGTAAAAAACACTTTAAATAGTGGAATTTATATTGATGATTTCTTTGCTACGGCAAACGCAATTGGTGCTGGATCATCAGCAGTTCCAGGATCAACACCAGTTCCAGATGCCGATACTGCAATTTTTGATGATTTCGAATCTGATGCTATTGGTTCTCTAAACTCAATTAGTGTTGGATGCTCAATATCAAATGGATATGTAACATCACTGGATAATGCTAGTACAACTCTAATTGGTATTGTAACTTCCATCGTTTCTGCGGTTATTGACCCACCAATTGGTGGTCCATCAAACTTTGTTGCTACTGGAATAGCAAGTGTATCTGATGGAGTACTTACCTCAGTACAGTTAGGTTATACTGGTGCTGGATATTTGACTTCTCCTGGTGTAACTATTTCCTCTCCAACTGGAGTGGCAACAGACTTTGTTGCAGAAGCAACAGCAATCATCAATGAAGATGGAAAAATAAGTGGATTTAATATAACTGATGGGGGACTTGGATATATTACAAATCCAACGGTAAGTGTCACATCTCCTCTCGGTCAGGTTCCTGAAGGGTACGCAAATGTTAGTGTTGCTGGAACTGTATATTCAGTAACTCTAACAAAAGCAGGTATTGGATATACAGCACCACCAGTAGTAAGTATTGCTAATACCGTAACTGATAGGGACTTTACTATTGGATTTGCTACCGCAAGAGGAACTGCTATATTGAACAATACAAATAACGCAATCGATTATATCAGGATTGATGATCCTGGATCTGGATATCTAACACCACCAATTGTTACCATTGGAGATCCACCAGTGGTATCTGGAGTTGGCACTTTCTGGTACAACGAAGAAGTCGTTGGGTCTACATCTGGAACCAAGGCAAGAGTTAAGCGTTGGGATGCCGAAGATGGAATTCTCCAAATTTCCATTGAAAATGGTACTTTCTTAAATGGGGAAACAATTGTTGGAAGTTCTTCATCCGCTATATATGTTATCGATAACTACATCAATAAGCGAGACGTTCCATCAGTATCGTCCGTAGAAAATATTGATGATTACGAACAGAACGACGATATAGAATTTGAAGCAGACCAAATTCTAGACTTTACTGAATCAAATCCTTTTGGAAATTACTAATGCTAGGAACTTACTCTTATCACGAAATTATAAGAAAAACCATTATTGGTTTTGGTACACTATTCAATAACATTTATATCAAACATTATGATAAAGATGACACTAATGTTATTGATGAAATGCGTGTTCCCCTGGCATATGCACCAAGGCAAAAGTTTTTAGCAAGACTTACACAACAATCAGTACTCAATAAGTCTGTTGCTATCACCTTACCAAGGATGTCTTTTGAGATGGTTTCTCTACAATATGATTCATCAAGAAAGACTGGGGTAACTCAAACATTCAAGGCATCAGATGGAACCAATCTAAAGAAGGTTTTCATGCCTGTTCCATATAATATTGGATTTGAATTATCAATTTACTGCAAATTAAATGATGATGCTCTACAAATTGTTGAGCAGATTTTACCTTATTTTCAACCATCTTTAAATTTAACTATTGATCTTGTAGAATCAATTGGTGAGAAAAGAGATATTCCAGTTGTATTGAATAATGTTTCATTTACTGATGAATATGAAGGAGATTTTTCAACTAGAAGAGCACTAATTTATACATTATCATTTACTGCTAAAACCCATATCTTTGGACCTGTCGCAGATAGCACAGATGGTCTTATTAAAAAGGTACAAGTTGATACTTATACTAGTACCGATAGAGCAAGAGCAACTCGTGAAGTAAGATATACTGTAACACCAAAGGCACTTGAGGATAAGAACAATGATGGTGTAATTAATACTGTAGATGATGCTTTACTTGGACCATCTGATGATTTTGGATTCTCGGAAGATTGGGAATTTTTTACAGACTCCAAAAATTACAATAGATCATTAGGGGAAGATTTGTGATATGAATGATAATTTTGAAAGTTTAAATTTGGCCCTTAATACCGAGTCAAGTATAGTTGATGTTCAACCAGTAAAAACAGAAAAAGTAGAAGTAGAAAAAGAACAAAGCGGTGATATAAAAAAAGACTATGAGTATACAAGGGCTAATTTATATTCCTTAATTGAAAAGGGTCAGGAAGCTATTAATGGAATCATGGAACTTGCTGGTGAAGGAGCAAGTCCAAGAGCATATGAAGTTGCTGGTCAACTTATCAAAAGTGTTGCAGACACAACAGACAAACTAATTGATCTTCAAAAGAAATTAAAAGATATTGAAGAGGATACTCCAAAAACTACAAATAATGTCACCAATAATGCTCTATTTGTAGGTTCAACAACAGAGTTATCTAAACTACTCAAACAAGGATTCCTAAATAATAATACGTCAGATTCTGCCGATTGATGAAAAAATCCTGTAAACAAGGATATTACTATTGTTACACTGACAAAAAGTGTAAGAAAATACCTAAGGGATGGCATGTAATGCGCTCTGGGTATTTGATGAAAGATGATGAGCACGAAGAGGATGAAACCAAAAAGAATGGTAATGGAGACTCCAACGGAGACTCTAATGGTAACGGTGATGGCGGATCTGTAAGTGAAGGTTGGTCTGAGAAGTACAAAAAGTCAATCGACTGCGATAATCCAAAAGGTTTTTCGCAACGTGCTCATTGCCAAGGACGCAAAAAGAAACTTGATGAGGAGAGACTACGTAAGTGGTTCCTAAGTAAATCGAAAGATGGAAAACCTGGTTGGGTTGATGTTGTAGATGGGGATGCATGTGCTAGAGAGGAGGGGGAAACCGCTACTCCTAAGTGTGTATCATCTGAAAAGCGTGCTTCGATGAGTAAAAAAGAAAGACTTGCTGCTCAGGCAAGAAAGCGCCGTAATGATCCAAATCAACCTGAAAAGTCAGGCGCTGCAAAACCAACATACGTTAAAACTGATTACACCCCAGAAGGCGACATGGATCTCCAAGAAGTAAAAGATAAACCAGGCAAAGGTAGCGGAAAAAAAGATGCCTGCTATCACAAGGTCAAATCACGCTATAGCGTTTGGCCAAGTGCTTATGCTTCTGGAGCACTTGTAAAGTGTCGCAAAGTTGGTGCTGCTAATTGGGGAGAAAGCACTAACGAAGAAAAAGATCACGAAGTTTCTATGGCACAATCTCAGTTAAAGAAATCTGAGAGAAACATCGCTAAACTAAGAAAAGCTTTAGGTAAGAAAGAACGTAATATTCCCGCTTGGGTCCAAGCAAAAATTACTGATACTGAGCATAACATGGATGCTGCTGCAGGGTATATGGATGAAGCATCCAAGAAGTGTTGGAAAGGTTATGAGAAAAAAGGAACTCAAAAACTCTTTGGCAAGACATACAACCGCTGCGTGAAAAAAGAGTCTGTTTCCGTTGAGGACGCAAATGGGAATCATTATGCTGAATTTATTGATATCATCAAACCAGAACCATTGAAACCATCAAAGGGTATTGGTAGTGAGTTACTTGGTGAGGGTAATCCAAGTATGGATATCAACCCTGGAGCTCACAATAAGCTCAAGAAAATGAACAAGATCAGAAATCTAGTCAAGCAAGGTACTGGTGGGGAACAAGGAGCAGCTGGCGCTGCTCTAAAAAGAATGGGTGGCGGCGTTGAATTGCCTTTAGCGAAAAGTGATAGCAAAAAGAAACTTCAGTTAGCACATTACGAAGTATCGAACTGGAGAGCAGAACTTGCAGAACAGTCACCAACCTGGCCAACCAAAGGACCAGAACAAAACAATAGAAGAATTGAAGAAACTGCTGTATCTAACACAACAGCATCAAGCGAAGAGGTTGGAAATGCCAACCCACGACCAATCTTTGATCGAGTAATGGAAGATTGGCAGAAAGTCAACAAGTCGGATAAAACTGATGGTATGAGCAAAGCAGCAGTTAAGGCATATCGTCGTGAGAACCCAGGTTCCAAACTTAAGACTGCTGTAACTGGTGATCCAAAACCAGGTAGTAAGGATTCTAAGCGCAGAAAGTCCTTCTGTGCCCGCTCTAAGGGGCAGCAAGACATGCATAACATCGATTGCTCTAAAACCCCCGATAAAGCAATTTGTAAAGCCCGTCGTCGCTGGAAGTGCTGATCAATGAAAAGTTTTCAAGAATTTTTAACAGAAAGTATCACCATCAATGGTGATTTTAATGGCACTCTAAATGTGGGTGCTTCCCAGCCAGAATCTGCTACAGAATCATATGTGGCAGATGTTGTCTGGGAAGGAAAAATATATAGATTAGAAATAGAAGGAACAATGCCTTCTAAGAATGAACTAACAGAACAACTTCAAGGCGAGTATCCTGGAGCGATTGTTCATAACATTTATCCATCAGAATCAAATACTTTAAAAATTAAAAGTTCACAAAGATATCGTCCAGAAAGATTGGGTTGGAGTGACTGATGGCAAATAGTTATATTTGGGATGAACAGTTTGATTTAAACGTTACTCGCGGAAAGGTAAGAGGTGCGTCACAAATCCACAAGTTCGGTGCAACTCCATCTCAATCAACAAACACAACAGCAACTATATGGGATAAAGAGGATACTCTCTATCCTTGGAGTGCTTTTGATACTGCTGGTGTTCTTGTAGCAGCACAAGTCGGTGCAGATGATAATGGCAAAGTAGTTACCATCCAAGGTCTTGATGAAAACTATGAGTTGATATCAGAGACG